GCTTCCCACCAAGCCATAAAAAACGATTTGTCTTCTATCTCTTTGCTTGCTATCTTCTTGCCATAGTTGTAAAGGCTGTAGGCGATAGAGTCGCTACCTGTCGCGTCTGCTCTGGTGCCTGCCGTTGTGATTGCTATAAGGGTAGACTGCCGCCCCCTAGATCCCATAGCCAAAGACATAACATCAAAAAGCTCGCGGTTAGGCTGTGCATGGAGTTCGTCAAAAATCGTGGCTGACGGGTTCAAGCCCTCTGCTGAGTAGGCTTCGGCTGATCTAACTCGGTACACGCTGCCCGATTGCGGTAGCTCTATAGCGTCGCGATAAAGTTTGGTTATCCCCATTAGCTCTGGGTTAGCTTCGACCATTCTTTTAGCGTCTGCGAAAACGATACGGGCTTGCTCTTTAGTCGCGGCAACTGAGTAGACTTCTGCGCCCTGCGCTCCAAGGATAAGTGAATACAGTCCAAACACGGATCCCATGGCCGATTTGCCGTTTTTTCTGGGCATGCCGATTAGACTAATAAAATTTCTATAGCCGTCGCCGTCGCCTGCAAAGACGTGACGAATAAGTTCCTTCTGCCATTCCCTAAGCTCTAGCGATTGACCTGCCGGGCCTGCTACAGAATCCTTTGTAATAATTCCAAACGTTTCGGCAAAGTCAATTACAACTTCCCCTTCACCGTTATCTAAGTCACTCTGAGGAACCGGAGTCAGCCATTGTGGGGGCCACACGATTTGCCTTTCTTTGCATTAGTTCCTCTAGCTTAGACTGCGCTTTTACTTCTGCAACGCCTAGCCTTGTACGGTCTGAGGGCGTAAAGCCTAGTAAGGATAGGTTGCTTACAATTTGTTTTTCAAGTTCGCGTAGACCTCGGCGTTGCTTCGGATCGTCTGCCTGCATTACTTTAATTCTAAGATTCCAACGCTCGTCAACCATCTCGCAAGTCATGAGTAAAAGCTCTACGTCTGTATTCGGGCTAATCCAATTAACCCCTGCGCCCCAAACTTTAGTCCATAACTCTTGCCCGTATCGAAGAAGGGGGCGGCCCGGTTCGGGCGTTTCGGTTGCTCTAGGTAAAGCTAATGTATTTGAAGGTAAGGCCCGCTTGCCGGGGTTGCCTAGTAGTCGCTTCTGCTCTACAGGTTTTGCAGGTCGCCCGGCTGTCATTCTGTTGCCCTTGGAGCGGTTGGCAAGGATTGCACTTGCACCTCGGCGACGGAATCGCCGCGGCTTTCTTCTAAGCCTTCAACCGCACGTGGATAGTCTAGCGCTAATTTGTTTAGCTTTCGCGCCATTACCTTATCTAATGGAAACGAATACCGATACTTACCCGGGCTAGTTCTTTGCGGGGCAATGGTTCGCTCTTTATGATGATAAGCGCCGCGGGTATGAACCCATCTGCCGTTTATAAAGTATTCCGTTACTTCGTTTGACGAGCCTGTAAAAATCCAGTTAGTTGCTTGATAGATACCGCCCTTGTGACCTTCTTTTGGATCCGCGAAAGATACCACGCACCGAAGACCGGGGCTGAGTTGCTTTAGCATTTTTAGGCATACCGCTAGTATTTGGCTAACAGGGGCCTTGTGCTTATCTAACGCCACGCGGGTTAGCTCGCAAATCTCTGTCTGGTCTAGCTCTAGGGCTGTCCCTAAATGGGGGCTGGCCCCCCTGCTAAAAATAACTACCCCGATAAATTTAGTGTCTTCAAATACGCCTAGCTTAACTAGCTTTCCCGTTGGCAGAATGTTCGAGTAGTGCCAGTTCTTTACCGCGTATAAAGCCGCCTGCTGATTAACTTGTTTTACTTCAAACAATTTCATAGCCCTTAGCTGTCTGCCTAAACTCGCAAGCGCAACTAGGGCAGGTAATGGAATTACGTTGGTCTAGTCTGGGAGATTCTGCGTCTTCAAACAAATCGTCTGGGAGTTCTACGCTATTTAGCGCGAACCCCATAACCTCTATGTCAAAATCGTAATCCTTTAGATCCTGTAGTTGTGCGTTTAGAACTTCATGATTCCATGAGGCTAGTTCAGCCGTTCGATTATCGGCTAGGGCGAAAGCTTTTATTCGTTCACTATCCCAGTCTTGCGGGATCCTTACCGCTGAGATTTCTGACCACCCTAAACGCTTAGCCGCTTCGACCGTACCGTTGCCCGCTGAGATAATCCCCGCCGCGGTTACGACAATCGGCTTGCGCTGACCAAATTCATTCAGACTTGCCTCTATAGCCCTTAGATTTTTTTCGTCATGCGTTCGAGCGTTCTCAGGGTCAAGCTTTAGATCGCTTATTTTTACAATCTCGATAATTAGTGGCTTGCTCATTTTTGCCTTCCCTATTGCTGATTCTACTCTACCTGAGAAAATGGATAATTTCGCGGCTATGCACGCAAAGATTTAGCTAGGGGTTCTCAGCCGAAATGCCTGAAAGAATGACCTACCCCCTCGGATTGGCCAGTAGGGGGGTCTGTAGGGGTTGTTGGGTACTATAAAGGCTTGTTACCACGCTGTTGGTTACATAGCCTGTGTGCAGCCGCTAGGGGGCTGTCTGCAATTCCGGGAATTAAGTGGTCTGCCTCTACCCTGTCGGTAGGCAGGAATGCCTTCTTGCATAAGTGACAGTGAGTTGCTACTGCTAGTAGCTCTTTCCTTCTTCGGTGATACTCCCCGTTGTATAACGCTGCTTTTTTTGCGCGTCTCTCTGGGGTGTCTCTCTTTAGTTCACGCGCTGAGTTAATCTCTGCTGTGTGCTTAGGGCAACGGGTCTGCTTAGATAGAGTACCGCAAACTAAACATGGTCTTGAGAACTTACTCATTGACGTAGAATCCCGATCCCTTGAAGGTTACTGCGCCTATGTTATAAAGCCTAATCATTTCTTGCTTACACTTAGCGCAAAGCTGAGCTTCTAGCGCTTCGGTTATCGGGCTTGTTATTATCTTAGTAGCGCCGCAAGTTTTACAACTGTAGTCATAGGTTGGCATTAGAGTCCCCCAAAATCAAATGCCTCTTGGCTTAGGCGATTAGCTATTAACTCACAATACCTTTCTTCCATCTCAACCCCTATGGATTTACGGCCTAAGTTTCTAGCGGCTATAAGGGTTGCGCCTGAACCCGCAAAAGGATCCGCTAATACTCCAAGTGGGCATCTTTTTATAAGGATTTCCATAAGCCCTACCGGTTTAGGCGTAGGGTGTCCAACTCTAGCGACCTCTAAGGATCTATTTTCTTTTGTAGCGATAACGCTGCGCATAGGCGGGGAAGTTGAGATAAAGCCTTTGCCAATAATGTAAATTTCTTCATCTTGCGACATAAAGGGGCCTTTAGTCGGCCCCGGCGCTTGGCCTTGCTTATGCCAAATTAGCCTATGGTTTGTATTTTTTGGCCTGTCAATTCTCCACGAACCAAATACTACGCCGGGCTTTGCTCCCCATAGGTTTAGCGCCATATCTCTTACGTCTATGCTGTTGTCGTTTGCTATTCCAGATTTTGTATTTCTTACAAAACCATTACTTGTATAGTTGTCTATTCCCTTCCAAGACACTCCGTAAGGCGGGTCAGTAACTAGAACATCAGCATCTAGCCACTCAGTAATTTCTAAACAGTCGCCATGATAAAGGGTTACTAAGTCATTTTTAAAATACGGTTCTGACATCTTTGCCTTTCTCTACTTAACTTTTATTAGTGTTTAGTAACCGTACCGCTAAAGGCTATGTCTTTATCTAGCTCTATGGTCAGGATCCCGGTGGTGCTGTCAAGCCCCGCTTTACGTCGGTACCAATCAGATCCGTTATCGCTGGTTGGACATTGAACCCAGAACTTTGAGCCTTTGCCGTCTTGTCTCTGCCCTAGCTCTTCGATTGCAAGATGGTGAAAGTGAGCGCTTATTAGCGTATCTACTCCCGCGTTAAGCCATTGCGAGCCAAAGGCTGAGTCTGACCAGAACTTCTTGACTCCGGCGGGGCGTGAAGCTTGATGCCCATGAACTACGCCTATCGTGTTTATCCCGTACTCGAACGCAAAGCCCTCATCGTCTGGCTGTGGGATTAGGTAAGTAACGTCTAGCCCTACTTCGGTGGTTAGCCTTCTTAGTTGTTGAAGGATAACTATTCCCCAATCGTCTAGTCCCGGCTTACCGACAGTTTGCCCCATAAAGCGGTTCTGGCAATGGTTCGAGGCAACCGATCCGTAAGTTACAGGGGCGTATTTAGTCGCCCGCTTTATTAGTTCGTACATAAGCGACGCTGCAAGATCTGTC